CGGCACGATGAACCTAATTGCATACGCGGCATGGCTGATAAAGGAAATGAACGATGGCGATTGATCCGGCAAAATTACGTCCTATTGAAGTGGCGCGACTGATTAATTCGACGCCACTGGGTTATGTTCTGGGCGACCGCCGGGCTTACCGGCATCGCGACAGGGCGGGATTCCGCATTGCCGGAGACAGCAGCGGGAGCAAGATAAATCTGTTCAAGTACGCCGCATGGCTGGCTGACATGCGGCATGGCCCGCAAGTTGAACAAGAAGTCCGGGACTATGGCGCGATGAAAGAATCGGCCCGCGCCAGGAACGCAGCGTTGTCTCAGGCCGGCCGGGATATCGGGGAACTGCCGGAGGTGGCCAATCCGGAGCGCAAAGCAAATTGTGAACGGAACTTCCGGTTGTTCTGCGAAAGCTATTTTCCGGAAGCATATCATATGGGATGGTCGGACGACCATTTGAAGGTGATCGCCAGGATTGAACAGGCGGTGTTGTATGGCGGACTTTATGCTCTGGCGATGCCGCGCGGTAGTGGTAAATCGACAATTGCCGAGACCGCCTGTTTATGGGCGATGCTATACGGGCACAGGGAGTTCGTCGCGTTGATCAGCGCCACCGAGACCGCGGCACTGGAGATACTGGATTCCATCAAAACCGAACTGGAAGTAAACGAACTCCTGCTGGCGGATTTCCCGGAAGCGGTCTATCCGATCTATTGCCTGGACGGGATAGCCAATCGCTGCAACGGGCAGCTGTACAAGGGCAAGAGAACCCGCATCAACTGGACCGCCAATGAAATCGTATTGCCGACTATCACCGGCAGCCGTGCTTCAGGCGCAGTAATCCGTGTCGCCGGAATTACCGGTCGGATTCGCGGGATGAAATTTAAACGCCCGGACAAAGGTACCCCGGTGCGCCCGTCACTGGTAATCATTGACGACCCGCAGACTTCGGAGTCAGCCAATTCTTTTGAGCAGACCCGAAAGCGGGTACGGGTTCTGGCCGGAGACGTCCTCGGTCTCGCCGGGCCGGGAGAAAAAATATCCGGGATCATGCCTTGCACGGTTATCCGTCCGGGCGACATGTCGGATCAGATGCTTGACCGGAAAGAACATCCGGAATGGAATGGAGAGAGAACAAAAATGATGTATGAATTTCCATCGAATGAAAAACTGTGGAACGAGTATGCCGACATCCGCGCTAACTCGCTTAGAGAGAAAGGGGATTTCGAAGAAGCTACCGAATTTTACCGGGCACACCGTGATGAGATGGATGCCGGCGCAGTCGTCGCCTGGGATGAACGGTATAATCATGATGAAATCTCCGCCATCCAGCATGCGATGAATCTGAAGTTACAGGACGAATCGGCGTTCTGGGCTGAATACCAGAATGAGCCGCTGCCGGAAGATCTCGGCGAAGACCGGACCCTTACCGCAATTGAGATTGCCGCCAAAGTCAACGGCATGAATCGCTGCGAAGTACCGGTCGGCTGTAATTACGTCACGATGTTTATTGATGTGCAGAAGGAACTGCTTTTCTACCTGGTTGCCGCCTGGGAGGACGATTTTACCGGCTACATAATAGACTACGGAACTTACCCTGAACAAGCGCGTAAATATTTCCTGTTGCGCGATGCCCGGCCTAATTTACAGGATGCCGCGCCGGGAACCGGGCTGGAAGGTTCGATTTATGCCGGATTGGAGGCACTAACTGAAAATTGCCTCGCCAGGGAATGGCTTCGGGACGATGGGGCGATGCTGAAGATCGAACGCTGCATGATTGATGCCAACTGGGGACAGTCCACTGACATCGTATACCAGTTCTGCCGCCAAAACAAACATTCCGCCATACTGCTGCCAAGCCACGGTCGATATGTCGGGGCATCATCCAAGCCGATGAGTGAATATCGCCGTCAGGTCGGCGACCGGCTCGGTTTTAACTGGATGATTCCGAATGTCCTTGGCAAGCGCGCTGTCCGGCATGCGCTGTTCGACGCCAACTACTGGAAAAGTTTCATTCATGCCCGCCTGGCAGTAGCCATGGGCGACAGGGGGTGTTTGTCCTTGTTCGGAAAACAGCCAGGCATACATCAATTGCTGGCGCAGCATTTTACTGCGGAGTACCGGGTAAAGACCGAAGGGCGCGGCCGCAAGGTTGACGAATGGAAGCTCCGCCCGGAAGCCAGCGATAACCATTGGCTGGACTGCATTGTCGGCTGTGCCGTCGCCGCTTCCATGTCAGGCGCGGTGCTTCCCGGCACTGGCGAATCATGCAAACCGCTGCGACAGCGTCAAAAAGTTGATTTATCAAAATCCCGGAAAGGACAGTTCATGCCCGGTGAACGTAAGATGTTGAATCAGCGTGGAAACGGCAAAAGACTGAATTGACATCATATAAGTGCTGAAAATAATCGCCAATAAACATATTTCCAGTAATATCCTATTTTGACTAAATCTGCCGAATCGACAAGAATTTTTCATTTTTTTTCAACTTCGCGGCGTTTCCGCTGCGAAAAATCGCATGTGACTTGGATAAGAAGAAGTAGAGAGCAGTCACTTTTCTCAAATCTAAACAAGGAATGAAGCAATGAATGAAACGCCAAAAGCACCAAGTGTAAATCCCTTAAAAGAAATAGCGGATATTCTGGCTGCCGGAATTGTCCGGATGAAACGGAAAGGAAAACAGAAGTAATGCAAGAATCCAATCTTGAACAGGCTATCAAAGACAATGCCGCCGGTCCGAAGCGGGCCAAAGGCGATAGCGGCGAATTCGAACAGCATTCCTTGCCGGAGCAGATCGAAGCGGACCGCTATTTGAACTCGAAGGCGGCGATGAGGAAGCGCGGGCCGGGAATCAAAATCACCAAGATGGCAGCCTCGGGAGCACAATAGTTTGAAGAATTTTCTCACATCCATATTTAAGAGCAAACCCAAAGTCGTGACAGCGGCGCCGCTGGATCGTACCGGGCGGATCGTCCGGGCCCGGTTCGATGCGGCGCAGACCACGCACGACAACCGGCGGCACTGGGCGGCGGCGGAATGCCTGAGCGCCGATGCCGAAGCGTCGCCAAGCGTGCGGCAGACCCTGCGCAACCGATCCCGTTATGAGATATCGAATAACTCGTATGCGAAAGGTATCGTGCTTACCTTGGCGAACGACACCATCGGTACCGGGCCGCGGCTTCAGATGCTGACCGAATACGATGATCTAAATCGCCGGATTGAACGCGATTTCATGATGTGGTCGGCGGCGGTGCGGCTGCCGGAAAAACTCCGCACCATGCGCATGGCGCGCTGCCAGGATGGCGAGGCGTTCGCAATCATGGGAACAAATCCGCTCGTCCCGCATGAAATCCAACTGGATATCATGCTGATCGAAGCAGATCAGGTCACCAACGGGTTTGGCTTAAGTCTGGATGTAAATGAGGTTGATGGCATCCTGATGGATGATTTCGGTAATCCGTGTTCTTTTCGGGTGCTTAAATATCATCCCGGCGGCGACCGGTTCACAGTTTTCGATGATGCCGCAGTTATTCCGGCCAAATCGATGCTGCATTGTTTCCGGATAGACCGTCCGGGGCAGCATCGGGGGATTCCGGAGATTACTCCTGCCCTGCCGATCTTCTCACAACTCAGAAGATTCACGCTGGCGGTATTGAGCGCCGCTGAAGCCGCGGCTGATTTCGCCGGGATTCTGTACACTGATGCTCCGGCTAACGGCGAAGCGGATGAAGTCGATCCGATGGCGATGATCGAGCTTGAACGGAACATGCTTCTTACTATGCCAGGCGGCTGGAAGATGGCTCAACTCGATCCGAAGCAACCGGCAACCACTTATGCGGAGTATGTCGATAAGCTGATCGATGAAGCAGTGCGCTGTGTGCTGATGCCTTCGAACATCGCCAAGGGAAATTCGTCCGGATATAATTATGCCAGCGGCCGACTCGATCATCAAACCTACTTCAAAGGAATCAGGGTGGACCAGTCGTTCATTGCTGCAACAATCCTCGACCGGATTCTGGCAGCATGGCTGCGAGAATATTTCCTGATCCATCCGCCACGGGGAATGACTACGCGCTATCCGCTGCCGCCGCACACATGGTTCTTTGATGCGATGTCGCACATTGATCCGATGAAAGAATCGAAATCAATGGAAATCAGGCTCAATAACAATGTCACCACACTGGCTAACGAATACGCCATCCAGGGCAAAGATTGGGAGACGGAAATCCGGCAGCGTGCGCGGGAGAAAAGATTGATACAGGAACTCGGATTGAACGATTCGAATGTGCTTCCAGTGAACGATAAAAACGATGTAGAAGAGGAGGATGGCATGGCGGAAGAAGAATAAGCAGACAGTCTCAAAATAACCGGGCATGACAATACGAATTTTTAAACTCAAAAGAAGGAATGAAGTATGGAAGAGTTCTTAATGATTGAAGCCGCCGCGGAGGGCGGTAAACCCAAAGTGATGGGGCTGGCTTATGGCGGCGGCAAGATGAATCTGCCGGGCTGGAAATACCCGGTCGTCGTCGATTTGGCCGGAATGGAAATTCCGGACACGGTTCCGCTGCTGGCGAACCACGAAAACAAGACAGCGTCCAGAGTCGGCATGGTTACGGCCAGTGTTTCTGACAATACACTGGAAATAGAAGGTGAGATAATTGCTGCCAACGGCGAAGCTGAAGAAATCGTCGCTCAGGCAAAAGCGGGGGCGGACTGGCAGCTTTCTATTGGCGCGGATGTGAAAGAATCTGAACTGGTCAAAGGAACCAGGGTGGTTAACGGTCAGGAACAGACCGGCCCATTTTTCCACATCAAAAGTTCGGTACTGCGGGAGGTCTCCGTAGTGGCGGTCGGTGCTGATGCCGGAACCCGGCTGAAAGTTGCCGCCAGTTTTGATCTCGGCAAAGAGCCGGAGCCGGAAAATCCGGTACAGATGATTGTTCAGCCAGCGGAAAAAACTGTAATTAAAGCAGAACACGAAAATGTAATCGCAGAAAAGGAAAATAAAGTGGTGGAAAAAGAAAAACAAATTGAGTCTGGCCAGGGAAAGCAGCCCGAAACCAAAGTTGTCGTCGCCGATGCCGATGTCGCGCTCCAGGCGATCCGGACCGAGCGCGAACGTGTAGCGAATATCCAGGCAATCTGCAACGGCGAGTATGCCGAAATCGAAAGGCAGGCGATCAGCGCCGGATGGACACCTGAGGAAACTTCGCAGAAAGTACTAAAAGCCTTGCGGGAAAGCCGTCCGACCGCCGATGTGAACATCACGGTTAAGCGCAAGCCGCAGGGAGCGACAATGCGTAAGACCCTGGAAGCCGCGCTGTGTCTGCGCATTGGCATTTCCGGCAACGATCTACTCGCCGAATACGGTGACGAAGCGGTTCATCGTGGTGATGAAATCAGCGATATGCCGGTAAAACAAATCCTGGTCGAGTGCCTGAATCTGGAAGGTATTGCAGTTCCGCATTCTTTCGGTAACGAAACTATTCATGCAGCCTTTTCGACGGTGTCGCTGCCGGGAATCCTCAGTAACGTCGCCAATAAAAAGCTGTTGCAGAGTTATAACGCCCAGCCGATCATTGCGATGAAACTATGCAGTACCGGCGACTTGAATGACTTCAAAGAGAACGAGCGTTTCCGCCTGACCGACACTGGCGACCTGCAGCCAATTGGTGCTGACGGCGAAATCAAGTCTGGAGGCATGTACGAAGAAAAGGCCACCAACCAGCTCGAAACCTACGGCAAGAAGTTTTGCCTCACCCGTAAAATGGTAATGAACGATGACCTCGGCGCGTTTATGAAGGTACCGACCGCCATGGGTAATCGTGCGGCAAGATTGATAGATCAACTTTTCTTCACCCGGTTGCTGGCCAATCCGGCTCAAGGCGACGGCAAAGCACTTTTCTCGAGTGAACACCAGAATTTATTGACCGGAGCCAACAGTGTACTGGCTGCAGAAGGATTGCGTCAAGCAGTTCAGATGTTCCTCGATCAAGTTGATTCCGATGGACAGCCGATCAGCATTGAGCCGAGTTTCCTGCTGGTTCCGACCGTCCTGAAGCATACCGCCATCGAACTGACCAAAGGAGCTACTCTGATTATTGCCGGCGGCGGTGATACTCCGGCTATCCGTCCGGCGCTGAACTCGCTAGCCGACGAGAATCTGACTGTAGTAAGTTCACCCTACCTGGCGAATGACAAGTACACCGGATACAGCAACAAAGCATGGTATCTGTTCGGAGATCCCAATCAGGTCGATACGTGCGAGATCGGCTTTTTACGCGGGAAACGCACCCCGACCGTAGAGCGCGGCGATACTGATTTCAACACCCTCGGTCTGTGGTTCCGGGTCTTTTTCGACCTCGGTGTCCGTGAGCAGGATCATCGCGGCATGGTTCGCTCCGCCGGACAGTAAGCGCCTCTATCGCCGGCTGGGCGACCGGCGCGGCGCCGGTGCCGGATACTTTGCGGAATCCGGCGGAAATATCCGCTCGGATTCCGCAAAGGGTTCGCTGATAAAACAAAAAAACTAGGAGAATTTATATGATTGCGAAATATGTGTACCGCGGAGATGTCATTGACTATACTCCGGATGTGGATGTTGCTGCCGGAAGCGTGGTGGTGATCGGCAGCATTATCGGAATTACCAAACTCGACATCAAGGCCGGGCAACTCGGAGCTCTGGCGTTGGTCGGAGTGTTTGATATTGTCAAGGCTTCCGGTGAAGGCACTGCTATTGCCAAGGGAGCTAAAGTCTTCTGGAATGCTACAGCCAAACAGATCACTACTATTGCGACCGGGAATGTCTATCTGGGCGAGGCAGTTGCCGCGGCGGTGGCCGGGGATGCTACCGCCAGAGTCCGGCTCGGGGGTCCGGCTATTGCGTCGGCGGGCAGTCCCATTACCAGCCTGACTGATAATTCAGGGGGAACTGCATCCAATACTATTGCCGTTGTATCCGATGTTGACGGCGCCGCTGACGCTATTGCGGGGAACACCGCCAAGATCAACGCGATCATCGCCGCGCTGGTAGACTACGGGGTGATCCGGTCGGCAAGCTGATGCCTGATTTGCTTGGCAATGCCATGCGGTGGCTGGAGGCTCAACGGAGGAAGTATCTGACCGTGCCGGCAATCTACCGGCGCGGAGATCTATCAGTAGAGCTTCCTGCCACCATCGGCAGGACAGTGTTCAAAGTCAGCGATGACTACGGGCGATTCCAGTATATCGAAAGCCGCGATTATCTGGTCAATTCAGCCGACCTGGTTCTGTCCGGAATAACAGTCCTGCCGAAAAAGGGCGATGAGATCATCGAAAGTGGTCAAATCTACGAAGTCCTGGCTCCGAATAGTGAGCCGGAGTGGAGATACTCTGACAGTAGTAGACAGTGCTTGCGGATACACACAAAACATACGGGGGAAGAATAATTATGCCTAATGGAAATGAAAATCCGGATAACCGGGACTTGTGGGTGGCGATCAATGAAACGAGAAGGGACCTTGCCGAGTTGAAGGGGATGCTGACGATGCACTTTTCCGACCGTAACATTCACCATAATCCGCCGTGCCATTCTGCCGAGGAGATGCATAAAACCATGCTTTCGGCTGCAGGTGCGGCGATCCTGGCGTTGCTGGCGGCGATCGGTTCCATCATCGCCAGCATTCTGAGGTGAAGAATGGCAACTCTGATCGACATTGCGAATGCCGTGACCGCCGGACTCAACCGGACCAATCTGCAACCGCATTTCACCGCCGTGATGAGTCTCCTGCCGGAGTTCGAACTCAAAGAACTTAAAACGCTCAGAGTAACAGTGGTTCCAAGATCGCTCAAGACAGCTATACAAAACCGGGAGTCATCCGGACGGGAGGTGACGATCGATATCGGGGTACAGCAGAAAACCACGGACGAGTCGAGACTCACTGAACTGCTGCAACTTAGCGAGAACATCATCGATGTATTCGACCGGAAACGCCTGATGGATTATCCGCAGGCAGTCTGCGTCAAAACTGAGAACGATCCGGTTTACGATCCGGGGCATCTGCGGGAATTCCGGCAGTTTACCAGCGTGATTACGCTGACATTCAAGGTGCTGTGAAATGGCTGCCATGCGTTGCCGTTCGCGCTTCGACGCCGAGAAGATTAAACGCAAGGTGAGTCAGGGAACGTTTAAAAGCCTGAACCATGCAGCCGCGGCGATCCGGCTGACTGCCCGGCGCAGCATCCGTCGCAGCGCCCGGAAGTCGCAGTCTGGCACGCCGCCGCACACCCGGCGCGGTCTGCTCAAGCGGGCCTTGCTGTACAAGGTCGAAAAGACCAAACTTTCGGCAGTAATCGGCCCGGCGTATTCGATTGCCGGACGCTCCGGCAGAGCGCATGAGTTCGGCGGAAAATACTACGGCAGAGAGTATCCGCAGAGGTCATTTATGGGCCCGGCTTTACAGGCAAATCTCAAGCGGATTCCTAGTTTCTGGATTCTCTCGGTCAAGCAGTAAAAATTATGGAGGTTTAAATGGGATACAAACTTGGATTGGAGGCGAAGCTGTTTCACGGCGCTGCCGGTGCAACAGCAGCAACCGAAATGAAAAACGTCAAGGATTTGACGCTCGATTTATCCAGCGGCGAAGCCGATATCACCACGCGCGCGACCAACGGCTGGCGGGCTACGGCGGCCACGCTGAAAGAGGCATCGCTGGAATGGCAGATGTTATGGGATCCGGCTGATGCCGGGTTTACCGCGATCAAAACGGCTTACTTCAGCAATGCGCCGCTGGCATTGTTTGTCAGCGACGGTAACGGCAGCGGACTGGATGCGGATTTCGCCGTTACCGGATTCAGCCGCGAGGAGCCGCTGGAGGAGGCGCAGACGGTTAAAGTGACCGCGAAGCCGACTTTTGTCACCCGTGCGCCAAGCTGGAAAGATGGAGGAGCATAATGAGAACTTTTCATGACAATGCCGGGCGGAACTGGACGGTAACACTGAATGTGGCGACGCTTAAGCGGATCAGAGCACTGACCGGGATCGACCTGATCAACATCATCTCCTTGGATGAACACCGCAAACCCAATGTCGAACTGCTGGAGCGGCTGTCGGAAGACCCGATTCTGCTGGTTGATGTGCTTTATGCGGCATGCAAACCGGAAGCGGATAGTCAGAGTGTCACCGATGAGCAGTTCGGCGCGGCAATGGCGGGCGATGCCATCGAACATGCCACCAATGCGCTGCTGGATGAACTGGTAAGTTTTTTCCCCGATCCGAAGCGGAAAGTTCTGCAAAAGATTCTGGATGCGAACCGCCGCTTCGGAGAAACGTTCAAACGCAAAGTGGAAGCGGAGTTGTCCGGACTGGACGCGAAAATAGACCAGGAGGTCGCCAGGTTGAGCGACTGATTTACGAACTGTCCGGAATAGTCGGCGTCAACCCCGATCCGTTCACGCTGCGGGAACTATTGTGGATGGCGGAAGGCAAAGGACGCGAAAGCTGGAACCACACTTCTTGTCTGCTGGCGATGATCGCAAATATCATGCGTTCAAAAGGACAACGGGCAATAAAACCCGCCGAATTGAATCCGTACACATTTAAATCCAAGGCGGTTTTACGCGGTAGCGGATTACGTATTTTGAAAGACATCTTTGTCAAAGAGGAACCCCATGGCAACGTCAGGCGACATTAAGGCCGGTCAGGCCTACATCGAAATTACTACGGAGAATTCCAAATTAGTGCGCGGCCTTAAAGCGGCGCAGCAGAGTTTACGGGAATTTTCTGCAGGCGTGAGCGATGTCGGCAAGAAGACACTGCTGCTTGGGCTTGCGATGGCATCGCCGCTGCTATTGTCGGCCAAGGTGTTCTCCGAGTGGGGCGACAGCTTCGACAAGATGTCCGGCCGTACCGGAATGATGGTGGAGTCGTTGAGCGAATTATCGTTTGCGGCCCATCAGTCCGGCACGGATATGGAGACAGTTGAACGCGCGGTGAAATTCATGCAGCGGACGATTGGCGCAGCGGCAACCGGCAGCACGATGGCGCAGGCGGCTCTGGCTAAACTCGGTCTGACGGTAGAGCAGTTGCAGAATCTATCGCCGGATGAACAGTTCAATCTGATCGCCAGCGCACTGAAAGCCATTGACGATCCGACCATGCGGGTCGCGGCGGCAATGAAAATCTTCGGCAAGACCGGCTCGATGCTGCTGCCCATGATACGCAACCTCGATGAACTGAGATCTGAAGCCAGATCGCTTGGATTGGTGATGTCAACCGAGGACGCACGGGCATCAGCAGAATTGCACGACGCCATCAGCCGGCTGACCCAGGGATTGAAAATGCTGACTTTCCAGACCGGTGCGGCGCTGGCGCCATTCTTGCAGAAGCTGGCGAAGTACATTCAGAATCTCATCACATTTACCATCGAGTGGATTCGCCAGAACCAGTCATTGATCATCGTTTACGGTATGGCGACGCTGGCGGTGATGGGCCTGGGCGCGGCATTGCTGGCATTAGGCGGGGCGATTAAGCTGATATCTGTTGTATTCGGCACGGCGGCAACGCTGGTCAAAGCGGCGATTGTCACTTTTCAACTGCTGGCTAATGCGGTGATTTTTTTGATTTCGCCATGGGGACTGGTGGCGGCGGCGATTGCCGGGGCAATTGCGGCGGTTGGCTATTTCGCTTATACCATCGATAATTCGAAGTCGGTGTTCGGCGAAATTAAAGACATTGCGCTGACCAGTTTCGACGCCATCAAAAATGCCCTAGCCGCTGGAGACTGGGCCGCCGCGGCCAAAGTGTTGTGGCTCGGCATTAAGCTTGCCTGGATGCAGGGTATTCAGCCGCTGGAAGAACTGTGGGCTGCTTTCAAGAATGTGGTCGCCGATTCCTGGTCGTCGTTATGGTGGGGAATGGTCGAGGTGTTTGACACAGTGATCTACGGTATCCAATACGGCTGGAACGCCACGATGAAGCTGATCGGCGACAGCTTCAACGACGTTATCGGCTGGATGATGAAAAAATGGATTCAGTTCAAAGGGCTGTTCGACTCCGATATCAATGTCGATGCCGAAATTGCGCAGATCGACCGGGAGAACACCGACCGCCAGAATAAGCGGCAGCAGGAGTTGGACACGCTGACTCAGCAGCACGAAGCTACCCGCAACGGCATCGGCCGCATTCAAAATCAGGAAGAAGCCGATAACGCGACGAAGGCATCCGATGAAATCGACCGTGTTTCCAAAGAACTGGAAGACGCGAAAAAGGCCTGGCAGGAAGCCGTCGATGAAGCAAAAGCCGCCACGCCTCCAGCGGTTAAAGAGGCTTCTCGTCAGTTGGAGTCCGTTCCCATTGACGAGATTACTGCGAAAACGACAATTCAAGGCAGCTTTTACGCCGATGCTTTGCGTTCGCGGTCAGCGGGCGGCGCGGCTGATCGTACTGCCAAGGCGACCGAGGAAATCAGCAAAAACACCAAGAAAACGAATCAGATTCTCCAGGAACAGGAATCAGGCGATCTTGAATTCGAGTGAGGCATTTTATGGCGAGTAGAATTGAACCGGGATTTTTTGACCGCAGCCAGGCGGTGGACGGCGATTGGAGTTATACCAGCGCCGAAGTGCC